TTCGCTGTTGGTTTCGCTGATCACTTCCTAATGGAAAGTGGTGGTGATATGAGTATCACCAACTCTAACAGTAACTTCGGTAATACATCATTACATGCTATTGGTCATAAAGGATTTGCATTCAACCAAGATAAGGGTGGATATATTACTGACATTGTTCCACCTCAGATTGTACCTGAGACCAGTGGTAATACAAAGAAAGTTTCTTATTATACATTAGATGTACAAGCATCAAATGATCAAGGAAACGATACTAAAATATTCCTTGGTGATGATCAAGGATATGATCCTAAAGATAGACCTGCTGCAACTATAGATGGTTATCGTATTGGTTCTAGGTCTGACGAGAAGATATATGTCAAACTTACACCAAGAACTGTAGGATCAGATAACGTATTCAATGCTACATTATCTCCAACTGGATTTGAGAAGTTTACTATTACTGCTGATGTTCTTAATCCTAGTGGTGTAACAGTTAATAATAAGGATCTTGATGCTGCTGATAGAATTGAAGAGAATAAGAGTTTCATTGCTTATGAAGCATATGGTTATATTACTGGTAAGTATCCTAATCTATTAATTAAAGAAGGAATCACAATTGAAAAATGTCGTAGAGACATTGGATATCTAATTGATGCTACGGTACAAGATTTAAGACTTGGTGGTAACATTAATACTATTCAAGCTGCTGAATCATATTTCGTTGCTAGTCAACTTTCATATATTACTGGAGAATTATCAGAAACTCTAGAAGGTTATGATTATGCTAGAGATCTTGCTATTGCTGCAACACGTAACTTTACTTATCTTCGTACAGGTACAGAGACAACTAGTGGTGAAGCATTAGTTAATATTGGTGATACCAGTGGTGTTGTACAAGGTATGACAGTTGCTGACTATGATCCTTCTCAGTTTACTTCTGACAATAAGTTGATTGGTGGTGCTACAAGACCTGCTTCTCCTGCTATTCCAGATAACACATTTGTTAAACGTGTTGTTGACTCTGCTACTATTGAGTTAGGTCAGAAGGCAACTTCATCTGAGAAGAAAGTATTCTCTGATCGTCATGGAGATGCTAGAAACCTATTACTTTCAAACAAACTATTCATTGCTGCTGAAGCATTTGACAGAATGGTATTGGATTTCCCATCCTATACTTCACCAACAGGATATGGTCCACAAGATTGTAGGGATGACTTAGTTGATATTGTTGAAGCAATTGCTGAGAACACAGGTTACGGTGGTAATGATGATGTTTGGGATGCTGCCTATCATTATGAGAGTGGTGCAGTTCAGTATATTTCACAGAAGAAGAACGAGACTATTCGTGCAATTGAATATGCTAGAGATATGTCTATTCAATCTATGCGTAATGAGGATGTATTCATCTTCGGTTCACATGGTTTAACACAGACTAAAGATACTTCAATTACATACAAGACACCAGACGCAGTTAATGATAGAGCTGGTGATGCACGTGCTTTAATTCTTGCTAACAAACAGTTAATCTCTGCTGAGTCAGTTGAGAGAATGTTGTTGCAATCATCAACAGCACAGTATACTCCTTCTAATGCAGTTTATACTCCTTCTACTGGTCAGTTAGTTCTTACTCTTGATTCTCATTCGTTAACAGGTGCAAGTTCTCATACTGCTTCTAATGCTGCTTATGATGCTAAGACTGGAGTTTTAACACTTACAGTTACTGGTAATGATTTTGTTAATGGTGATAGGATAAAGATTGAAGATGATTCATTGACAATGACTTGTACAATGGGATCTGGAAATAAAACTTATCCTAGACCTTCTGATCCTGTTAGTGGTAAATGGTTAAAAGTTTATAACAAGCAAGGAGATAATTTTGATGTTCATGTAGGTAAATCACCTATAGTAAGTTTCACACCTAGTGCTGCTGATTACAATCCAACTACAGGTTTAATGACCTTGACGATTGGTAATCATGGATTGAGTGCTGGTACTAGTGTTAAACTTCTTGGAGAGTCATTGAAGTTTAGTTGTGGATTTGGTGGTGCTACTGGTACTGCTGCTGAGAAATCATATCCAAGAACAACAGACCCATTCTATGACACAGCAATTAACATTGAGTCTGTAACTACAACTACAATTACACTACAGGTTCTATCATCACAACCTTCTACTAACGTAGATGCTCATACATTTGTAAGTGCTCTTGCTGGTGCTGTAATCACTGGTGGTGATTATGTTCATAGTTATGTAACTGCTACTGGTGGTGGAATCAAGAGAGAAGTTGATGCTCTTAGACTTGACTACGGTGCAATAACATTCACATGCGATATGGATGAGAATGCTAGTGAGCATCCTTATCCTCGTGTAAGTGATCCTGCTGGTTCATCATTGCTTCCTGTTGCTTCTGTTAGTGGAAATGATATAACACTTGATGTTGGTAAGACGGTTTCTAAATCACACGATGTCAGTACTGCAACTTATGATCCTGCTACTGGTGATCTAGTATTGAGTATTGATGGTCACAACTTATCTAATGGTCAGACTATTAAGTTAGCAGATGGATCATTAAACTTCAAGTGTGCTCAGGACTCTTATCAATCTGTCCACTCATATCCTAGAACAGATATAGTAACTCTTTCTGATGCAACTGGTGCTGATTATAATCCCAACACAGGTATTGTTACTGTAACTATTACTGGTCATGGTTTGGTTGATGGAGATCAAATCAAACTCGCTGATGGTGCATTAATATTCAAATGTCAGCAAGATAATCTTCAGACAGATCATGCTTATCCAAGACCAAGTGATCCTGCTAGTGATCAGTGGTTGAATCCATATAACATAACAACAAATACATTTGATATTGATATCTTAAGAGGTGTAACATCTACAAATACTACTGTTCATCAGTTTTCAGGTGCTGCTCCTAATGGTATTACTAAGAAGAAAGACTTTGCTTGGCAGAATGCTCTGAAAATTAAAGATATTGGATCATCATATAAGACAGCAACTGATGCTGATTATGATCCTGCTACTGGTATTCTAGTTGTAACATCACCAAGTCACGGTTTTGTTAATGGCGATTCTGTAAAAATTTCTGAGAATTCTTTGACATTCACATGTGCATTTGATAGCAATGCTACCGAACATGCATATCCAAGACTTAGTGATCCTAATAGCGATAAGTGGTTAGCAGTTTCTAATGTATCTGCTGATCAGTTTACTATTAATGTTGGAGCAGCAGGTGCTAACCAGTCATTCACTGCTGGATCTGCTACCACATATGATCCTGCTAGTGGTGATTTAGTATTGGAAGTTGGATCTGGACATGGACTTTCAATTGGTGAAGGATTACTTATTGAAAATGGTGCTGTATCATTTAAGTGTACAATGGATGGCAACCAAGTTGCTCAAGCATATCCACGTGCAGGTAAAGACAGAGCTTCTGGAAGATCTATTCCAATTACTGCTATAGGATCAACAACTGTTACAGTTAATGTTGGTAATGCTGGAGATAATAAGACATTCACTCCAACAGCAGCAACTTATGATGCTGCTACTGGTGTATTTACTGCAACAATAGGACAACATGGTCTTGCAGTTGGTTCTGATATTACTCTTAAAGATAACTCATTAGCTTTCACATGTGATAGAGATGGTAACACAGCAGTTACTAAGTATCCTCGTCCTGGAACTGATCCTTTTGCTGGTAAATCAATCAGTGTAACAGCAGTTGGTTCAACAACCAAGACAGCAACTGGTGCTTCTTACAATCCTTCTACTGGAGCATTGTTAATTTCAGTTGCTGGTCATGGATATCAGAATGGTGATTACATCAAGATTGCTGATAATTCACTTACATTCAAGTGTGAACTTGATGGTAAAGTGCAAGCAAAGACATATCCACGTACAGGATATGATTCTGCAAGTGGACGTTGGTTAAAAATATCTAATGTTGTAACCAATGCATTTGAAGTTAATGTAGGTATTTCTCAAGATACTTCTGTACATGAATATCAATCTGCTACTCCTGATGGAATTGCACATCAAGATGGAACTATTACATTCAATGTAGGTTATGATTCTGATGCTAATAATCAATATGCACATACATTTGTATCAGCAGATACTCTTGCTGATGCTATTGAGTATGAGCCACAGTCTCCACATACATGGGACAGTAGTGTAACTGATGGTATTAAGCATCTTCCTCAATCTGCTCATTCATTTAAGAGAGCTGCTGCTAGTGGTATTGAGAAGCAAGGTGGATCAATTACTGTTAATGTTGGTGTTGCTGCTGCTGGTCAACAGTATACACATGAATGGACTGGTGGAACAGCAGTTGGTGCTGTAACCAGTGGTGGTGCATACAATCATACTTGGATTGAATCCAAAACTAATGGAGTACATAAAGTATTCTCTGTTGCTGGTAATCAAGCATATCATAACCAAGATTGTATTGATGATGTCAACGATCTATTGGAAGCAATTGCAGATAACGTAGCATTTGGTGGTAACGATAAGACATGGGATGCTGCTTATTCTTATAAGACAGGTGCTCACGTTGCTGGTGAAGAAGTGGAGACTAATGTAGTCTTTGACTATGCCAAAGAGATGGCAGTTCAGGCAACTAGAAATCAAAAGATTCTACCTATAGGATCTCATGGTCTAACACAGGTATATGATACCACAATTACTAATGATACTGCTACTCCAACAGTTGATGCTAATGGTGATGCACGTGCTTTAATCGTCAGTAACATAGATCTAATTGCAGAAGAAGCATACGCAAGAATGCTTCTACAGAATCCTAATTTCTTACCACCAACAGGTAATCCTCAGGATTGTATTGATGACATTAAAGACTTTATTACTGAGGTATCATACAACCTTGCTTATGGTGGTAATGATAGAACTTGGGACATGGCAAATCTATATGTCACAGGTGCTCATGTTGCTGGAGAAGAAGCACAAACACTCATGGCATTTACTGATGCTAAAGAGTTGATGATTCAAGCAATGAGAAATGAAAAGATTCTCATTATTGGTTCTCATGGAGAAACTCAAACATATGATAATACTATTTCAGTTTCACCATCACCAGCACTTAATAATAAGGTAGCTGATGCTAAGTCATTAATTGATTCTAATAAAAATTTCGTGGCAGAAATTGCTCTCGGAAGGATGAAGGCACAGTATCCTGCATATACATGGACTGCTCCTTATACTGAGACTGATTGTCTTGATGATCTTAAGGATGTAGTAGATGTCGTAGCACATAACTTAGCATACGGTGGTAATGATCGTGTATGGGATGCAGCGTTAATGTATAATGCTGGTGCTCATGCTGTTGGATCTGAGAATGAAACTATCTTTGCATTCAATGCAGTACGTGACATCATTAGACAAGTAATTGTTAATGAAGCAGTTACGATTGGTGGTCACACTGGAATTGCTCAAGTAACTGATATTTCAATTACTAATGGTGTTGCCAATGGTGACTGTGATAATGCAAAAGCAACTGTAACTTCTCTAATACAGATCCTTACAAATGCTATTACTTCAGCATCATCATTATATACTGTTACTCGTGAAGCTGCTACATTCAGATGTGTTAATGCAGAGTCTACTCTTAATACATTAGTCTCTATTGTTCTTAACTCTATTACAGATCCTTCTTCTCTATCTTCTGTAAGCAGAAGTAGATCTACTGGTGTATGTCATGATGTGAGATCAACAATTGATACACTATTTGGTATTGTTACTAGTACTGTAACAGATGGAACTGCTCTTAATAGTATTACAAGAACTATTTCTAATGGATCTTGTCAAAATGTAGCATCTACTATTACTACATTATATGATATCATCACGAATGGAATTACCACTCCTGGATATTTGAGTACTATTGATAGGACTGAACCTCAACTTGGTATTGCATTTGGTCCATCAGTTAATGCTAATGCAACTACAACAAATTCATATCTATACTTTACTCTAACTTCTGGTGTATACACAGCAGAGTTTAGTCCTAGTGTTGATGATACTATTACTCAGGATACTGGTTATCCACAGTGTAATGATCAGGGTAGTGCTATTCGTCAGTACTTTGCTAATATTAGCACAATTATTCAAACTGGATTAAATGCTGTTCCTAGAGTTCAACCAACTTCAGATACATCTGCATTATCTTCTAGATCTACACTATGGAAAATTAATGGATCTAATCCACATAACTTAGAGACTGGAACTGTAGTACGTCTTGTACCACGTCCAAGATATGATACTAACACCAATTCTTATGTTGATGTTGATAAGCGTAATGTAAGATTACCTAATGGATTTGATACCAATGAAAAGTATTATGTAATTGCTGCTGGTAGAAATACAAAACCAGAGAATTATAATACTGCAAGCAACTTTAATGGAAGTGCAACTTCAGGTAGATACTTCATGCTTGCAAACAGCAAAGAGAATGCTGCTGCTGGTATTTACATTCACTCTGCTGAAGTGGAAGCAATACATCCAGACATTGAAATTGATCTGTATCAATTTGTTCTTGATGATAAGTATGATCTTCATCAATACTCTTGTGTACTTGAGGGATCAACTGGTGTTAGAACAGACGTTCCACATATATTTGATGTGGCAACTTCTAATACAACAACACATGAAGTATTCTTCAGACCAAATGAAGGTGGAGCAGTACCTATACTAGGAACTAACTATAATCAAAATGCAAACTTTGCTGATACTTCTACTGGTAGAATAAGAACTGATAAGTTATTCTTTGCACGTTATCAAAACGAGAAATTATTTACTATTCACGCTACTAATACTGATGCAATAGCAAATCAAGATCCGATTGATTTCCAATCAGGAACTTATGATTTCAGTGTATTTGCAGACAAGCGTCAATCTCCAATGAGATTTGATCCATCATATCCAAATCCTGAAACTACACCAGTAATATATGGTAAGTGGTATTTGAATGTAGAACCTAATTCAAACAATGCTCCTGCTAACTCATCTGAGATACTATCAAGATTCCATGATGTAGCATATAATGATGCTTCTGGTCAGGACAAAACAAATGATTCTTGGTATGAAAGAATTAAGGATGAGAGGGATGCTGAAGAACGTATCTATCGTTTACGTTATGTCATTCCACAATATCTAAGTGCAGTTCGTGATCCTCTCAATGGATTTAGTATTAAGGTACGTAAGGATGAGACAAGAAAACTATTACCACAAAAACTGGTATTGAAACCTAAAACTGGTGTTTCATCAGCGACATTCTTTAACCCAGTACAGACAAATGAAAAGATTGGATTTACTGAGACTGAATTTGATCCACAAAACTCTCTAAATCTTAATAAAGAAGCTCAGTATGATCCTTACAAGAAAGATCTTGTTGGTAGTACACAGTTTGTTAAGAAGATAGAAACTACTAACTATGTTTCTATGTCAATTCAATCTGCTAAGTATATCAATCCAGGAACTACTGATGAATACTTAGAGGTAACAGTATTTGACCAAGGTATTACTAATAATGCTTTATTAAATGAAACTCTTACAACTGTTAAAGTCACTGCACCTCAGGGTGGTAGTGGACCTAATGGTGGATTTACAGTTGATAAGTCTCAATCTACTACTGCTAATAAGATAGAGTGGGAAGGATTTAACAAAGGTGACAAACCAGCAAAAGGAAGTGCATATTTACATGCTGCACTCCAAGTTCCTAATACTACTACATGGCATTTAATTCTTAAAGATATTAAAGTTGATGATAGTACTCCAAGTGCAAAACTAATATATTCAGAGACTGATAATATTAGATTGTCTCAGGGTGCTGTATTTGCTGACTTAGAATCTGATCCAGATTTCGGTAAATCATTAGATACAAAAGATCTTATTGATAAAAATTTGCCACAATATTATTACAAGCAAAAGGGCGCAAAAGTATACACTATAACACCTGGTGATGAAATTACTGATGATGCTAACGTTACTTACTATGTTGAGTCTGTAACTGATGTTGGTGAACTGAATGATACATTCTATGTGTTTGATGTTAAGCAAGTTCAGAGACGTATCTTTGGTCAGCAAGATGGTATCTACTATCTAACTGCTGTTCGTGGTAATGTTTCACCATACCCAACAGGTGCTGGTAACCAAGGCAACTTTAGAAACTTTAAGTTCTCTCAACCAATCAGTAAACTTTATCCTCTTAACTACAAGAATGATCCTCTCTGGTATAAGAAGTTAGATTCAACTCTTGTTGATCCACCTGCAACATATTCTGCTGCTGATAACTATGTTCATGGTCTTGTACAAGTCAACGACTTTAAAGGATCATTGACTAAGGAAACAGTTACTGATATTCTTGCTACTGAGGCATTAAAGCATAATACTTATACTCAAGTATCATCACAAGTTGATAATAGAATCATAGCACAGAAAGGTAATGCTTCATCTGGTTCTGAAGATAGATTAATTCCTATCTCTGGTGACAATACAGTTCTATCTGGTTATAGAATGTATGTTGAACTTAGACGACCATCTATTGCTCGTGCTGGTAACCATACGTTTGAATACCTTGGTTTTGGTCCAGGTAACTACTCAACTGGTCTACCTGCAAGACAGGAAGTATTACTTACTCCTACTCAAGACTTCTATGCACAGTCTAAGAAGCAAGATGGTGGTTTAGTATTCTACACTGGTCTTAACTCTAATGGTGACCTATACATTGGTAACCGTAAGATTGATGCCATCACTGGTGAGGAAGTATTCCTAGAAAGAGCATCACTTCAAGATTCAGAAGATTCTGAAGATGCAATTGGAAGTCTAGTTACTACGTTTGATACTCCTGTAACATTTAACAGATACATTACTGTTAATGGTGGTGATGCAAACGATGAGGATAATACATTCAACTCTCCTGTTAAGATTAATGTTCTTGGTAGAGTTAGAAAGGATGCTTTAAGTATAGCATCATTTGTAAGTAGTAATGCTGCTGATAAGGATGATTCTCTTCTTTCAAGAGGTGCTCAAACTCTCAACACTCAGACTAGTGGTGACATAGTAATTTCTAGAAATAGAATTGCTGCTTCTGTATTCCAGTTTAACCCTCGTGGTTCTAATGGTGCTGCTCAAGGATATAAGATTCAAAACCATGCTGTTGCTGGACTTGGATCTAATATTACACCAAATCAAACTGCTGTGTGGAATGCACAGGGTACTGGTGGTACTGCTGTTGATACATCACAAGTTGTTCAGTATGGTAATGCTGGAGCACCTCTAGCAGGTGATATGCTACTCAAAGGATTTGAGGTAGGTTACTCTGGTTCACTTGGATGGATTCATGCTAACTTCTTTGCTGAAGTTCCTTCTAATAATATTGCCAACTTTACATTTGATGGTACTAAGAGAATTACTATTCAATGGGGTACTACAACAGATCCTAATACCAATCAAGCAGTTCAACTTAAGAATAGTGACGTTGGTGTAACAAGTGGTTCTCAGATTAAGATCTCTAATTACAGTGACAATTCATTTAATGGTTCATGGTATGTTGATCCTAATGGATTCAATAGTGATGATGGAACAGTTACATTTGAGATTCTAACAGTAAAAGCAGATGTAGGAGGAGATAATCCAAGACTTTGGGATACTGAGTATCAAGCAAATAATGCTGTATCATTAATGTATTCTAACTCCAGTTGGAAGGAGTTTGGAGTTGTTGGATCTGAGTCTATCAGAACTGCCACTGCTACTATTGGTGATTACAAGGTTGGTATTAACACTGTTGCACGTGCTGCTCATGGTGATTATGCTAATGCATTTGTTTCTCTTGCTACAAATCCACGTGCTAACTTAGATGTTGTTGGTACTGCATGGATTAGTGGTAAGACTATTGGTGACTTCCTTGGTAACACAGCATATAGTACTAGAACACAAACTGAACAGGCACATGCCTTTATGGTTGGTGGTGATAGTGAAACTGCTCAAAATGCTGCAACATTCAGAGTTTCTACTACAAATAGTGGTAGGGTTGGTATTAATACAACTCTAGCAGAGATGGCAAGTGCCTTCACTGTTAAAGGAACTGCTGAAATCACTGATAATGCTATATTCCAGAAGGATGTTGCTATTAACGGTGGAGCTGTTGATGGTGTTGGTAGTATCACAACTACTAAGACAACAGGTAAATTAGCAGTATTCGCAGATAATACATTTACAGGACTTGTTGGTACTAACACTGCACAAGGTGGACTAGAACTTGCGAGTTACACTCAGAAGATAAGCATTGGTGATTTACAAAGTGCTAAACAGATTATTACTGCTGGTATATTATCTACCGATAGTAACATAAGTCTTGGTACTACTGCTGATGGAATTGGAGCTAATGTTTCTAAGGTTGCTGTTGGTGGTGCTTTCGCAAGTAATGAGTCTCTATCATACACTCAGATTGAGACTAAATCACTCAAGATTGATGGTGATGCTTGGTTAGGATTTAGAAGAGGATTTGGTGATGTAACCAGTTTATCCAGTCAATCACAGACTATTAGTTTCTTCTCTAACTCTGGTGGTCCATCAGTAATTAACTTTGCTACTAATGCATCTGAAGTTAATATTGCTGGTCAGGGTGGTACAACTAAGATCAATAACCAACTTGAGGTTGTTGCTTCTGCTAAGTTCCTTGCTGACATCCATCTATGTGGTGGTACAACATCCTTTGAATTTACTGGTAATAGAGCACAGATGGGATCTGTGTTACCATCATCATCAAATGGTGGTAATGACTTCTGGAAGACTGGTATTGAGAATCCATACTCTGATACTAATCCTGACAAGAACGTTGATATATTAAACGTACTTGTTAAGACTTCTACTGATGCTGATTATAACGAGGTTAACACTGAAGGTACAGATCCTTGGGGTGGTTCAGAGTATCAAAATGCTAGAACTAACGTAACTCCAAATCTACCAGCTCTAACTGGTGATGAATACTATCTACCAATCAGAGATGCTGATCCAAATGGATACTTTGCAGAGAATGATTATATCATTATTAATAGTGGTATAAATGCTTCTCCAGTAAGACATCCTGAAATAGTTCAGATTGTTGAATTAACAAGTGTAACTACTTCACCATTCTATCTTAAGGTTAAGCGTCAACCATTTGGTACATTTACTACAGTAAATGAAAACCATTTAGATCTTACTTCTATATTCAAAGTTAATGTTCAGTTTGATTCTACATGGACTGAGACACGTTTGGATAATTCGGGACCACAAGATAATGTGGACCTTGCAGAGTTTGGTGGAAATCTAACAACAGATGATTATGTCATTATTGGTCGTGACCCATCTAACCCATCATACGGTGAGGTTATTAAGGTTGATGTTCTAGGTACTAGAATAGATCAGAAGTTAAGAGTATCTGATTGTGGTGATCCAGATACTGATGTATTTGTTGTCAACTCTGTAACTGGTGATACTTACATTGGTGGTAAGTTAACCATTGAAAATTCCATTAGTATTAATGGTGGTTGTGAAAGCACTAAGACAGTATTTGATGCTAATGGTAGAGAAACATTCCTTGGTTCTCTTACCACATCCGTAGGTGGTAAGTATATCACCAACATTAATGCTGCTGATGTAGCATTACTTAAACTTGGTGATGTAATTAAACTTAGTGCTTCTAGTGAAGGACTACCAGTTAAGTTAGTTCCAGATACTAAGATTATTGAAATTGATGATACTCAGATTAAAGTTAGTGAATTTATCATATTCAATTCTAATGTTACTGGTGTAGGATTTAGAGCTGTAAGAAATGAAGAGTTCCACATTACTGATGGTAATGGTAGAAGTGCTCTTCACCTTGATACATGTTCAGGTACTCTTCAAGTTGGTAACCAACGCAAGAGATTGGATGTTGAGAGAGTAACACCTAGTCCACAATCTGCTGCTGATACTATTACCGCTATTGGTAGTATTGAGGAACATCTAAGAGTTTATTCTTACTGGATGGATCCAAAAAATGCAAACTCTGGTGGACCAAAAACATTCCTAACTTCTGTAGCAGTAACAGGTACTGTTCCTGGATCTGCATACTTAACAGTTGATAGTTTAGGTGTTAGTGATGGTGCATTTGTTGTTGGTGATCTAGTTCTTGTTGGTAAGAAAGGTGACATTGATGCTTTAGGTGGATCTGAAACTGGATGGAATGCTCCTAGTGGAACTGATGCTCCTAAGTGGGAGTTCATGAAAATTGAATCTATAGATGAAGGTTCTAAGACTCTTAGATGTACTCCTGCACAAGAAGGAACTGTTGCTAGATCATTTACTGATTATCAGGCAGGTACTGATATTACTGATATCAATGGTGCTTTGGTTATTAGATTCCTTAAGTATGAGGATTCATCTCAACTAGTAGATACTGCTCTTAGACAAAGATCAGTAAGTGGTGTTTCTGTTGACTATGCTTCATTCATTCTTGATAAGGGTTACATTACTCAGATTAAGTTTGATTACTTACAGTTTATCAGACTTCATGATACAAGAGCAATTAATAATATTGCTGATCAGTATTTCATTGCAACTGGATTGATGGAGGGAACTCATCATACCACTACAATGAATGAGTATGCAACTCTTGGACAAGTTGGTGGAGGTAATACTGGTACATTAAAGGTTAATAAGAACCTTGAACTGATCGGTGGTGATGTTAAAATATATGATTCTGTAAAAAGCACTACTATACTCGGAATAGCAAATGATGATGGTCATGCCGACCACGCTGGTAGCATCACATTCAATGCTGGTATTGTTGGTAGAGGTATTCTTACAATATATCCAATATCATGTCCAGAGAGTATAACCAGTAATTGTGAAGAAGCATTCTCTGTTGATTCAGGTAGAAACGTTAGTGCTGGATCCAGTCTAACAATTCTAGGTGATGTTGCAGAAAGTCCTGCTGCTAATGCTAAGTTTAGTATTAATAGATTAGGAATTAATGGTGCTAACACATATAATATTAACCATGATATGTCAATTGATGCCTTTGGCATTGAGAACTTCTATGGTAAATCTGGTGGTCGCCATGCAAGATACATTGCAACTGGTGCTGATGAGAGTGATAAATACTTAACAGCGAATGTTCAGTATTTTGCTAACGTTTCTTCTGGTGATACGTTCGTTGTATACTTACCAGAGAATCCTATCAGTGGTGATTCAGTTAATATAATTGATGTTGGTGGTAATCTAACCTACAACACATCACTTGTTATCAGAGCACAAGGACTCGGAACTAAAGTTCAGGGAGACTCTACTGGTACTACATTAGGACTAGCAGGATCTACAGCTTATGCTTCAGGTGAAATGATTGTTCAAACACCTAATGCTGGACTAACTCTAGTGTATCTTGGTGGAACTGATTCACTAGGAAATAGTGTTGGTGGTTCTGTTTCAGGTTGGTGGCTCAAGGAGGTTTAATTGATGGCAAGTTACAACCGTATAAAAGCTACGCAGCAAGCACCAGTAGGTACAATAATGCCTTATACTGGTGCTTCTGGTTCAAATAATACCGATGGTGTACCACCTGGATGGATAGTATTAAATTCAGGACAAACAAATTTGAATGCTGCTGATTATCCTTTGCTTGCCAAGGTGATAGGTAATTTATATGGACCGTTTCCTGCTAATAATCAAGAGCAAGTGGGGTTGAATATTGGTATTATATTTGAATCTAATGGTGGTAAAGGATTTCCATATAATCCACCAGCAGGAAGAGAAGGACATGATGAATCTAAACCCGTAGATAAATTTAGTCTTCCTAACTTAAATCAAGTTCCTTTAGTTGACTTAGAACAAAGTAGAATTTCTGATCCTGCTACGTATGAAGTGGGTAATCCTAGTGCAAACCCACCTGTTAGAGCAGATCATAGATATAATAATTTACAAGATATTGGAGAGTTTATTAGTCCTAATGGATCTAGTGGAACACAAGCAAAAACAGAAGTAAAGAGTAATATTGATTTAGTATTTGAAGTAGAATCATCAAGTAATCTTGCTGGTAGAGTAACTGGTACTGTTATGGAACCACCAATATATTTTACCACAGCATATGTTATACCTAGAAAATTAGGTATTGATCATACTCCAAGACATACTCATAGACCTGCTAGTGATGCTGATACAGATCAGTTTTGGAGTGCTTATCCAAATGCAAACCCAGTTTTGGAATTTGTTCCAGGAAAAGCAATAAGAGCTAATAGTTTTACACAAACTAGTACTGTTCAACCAGCAAGTCAAAGAGGTGACACTCTTCCTGCTCAACAATGGACTCCAGGTTACGGACAATTTACTTGGTATGATAGTGAAGATGGTGGTACATCTATGGTATTAACTAATAGACAATGGAATATTGGTTCGGATACTGATGGTGATGGTGACATAGATACAAAGAAGAAGATGCCAGATGTTGATGTATATCCTGGTACACCAGCTACCACAAGAACAATTGAATCTTTTAATAATATAGAATATGCTTATGAAGATGATTATAGTGGGGTATCAGCAGTAGCAGCAGATGCTCATACTGGTGCATTTCCACCACCAGGAAATTATCAGGGTCGTAGAAATTATTATGCTTCTCCTGATGTTAATCGTACCCATAGAGGGTCAGACATGCCAATGTCATATATTAATGATATGATATATACTGGAGCACAACCAGTCAATACTAATGTTCCACCAGTAGGAGGAAAAACATTCTCTACTACACTTAATCATCCAGGAGAAAGGTGGTCTGGTAATTTAAGATCTCATAATCATGATGCAATGGAAATAAGTATGGGAAGTGGTTTATCAATACCAGCAACAATACTTGTTAATAATGTCTCTACTGGAACTACTAATCCAGTTACTCAAGAAACTGCATTGACTGTTGCTGTGAATCCAAATACACCATCAATTACGATGATGTATATCATGAGGGCATTTTAATGGCGGTATATTATAACGAATTAAAAGGAAGTCATGGTTCTTTGACTGGAAGTATAATATCTTTTCCTGTTGAGGTAACAGATACTGATGATCCAGTTAGTGTTGTTAACAAGAAAATATTACCAGCAGGTTATGTTAGATGTGATGGTAGAGTATTAGCTGCTGCTGATTATCCTATGCTTGCTATTGTATTAGGAACTGGATCTAGTTGTAAGTATCAAAAGGAAGGTCAACCTTTAACTGATTTACAAATTCAATTACCTGATTTGAGAAGTAAACATATAAGAGCAACTACTTCTGCAAATATAGGAGATTATAATGATTTAGAAGTACTCAATAGTAATGGTGATGCAATAGAAAAAGCAGGTGTAGGTCTTGATGTTATCGCAAATATTGAGAGTCCATATACTATCAATTATACTGGTTCTTTTTATATTCCACCACAAACAACGCCACTTAGAGGTGAACCAAGATTTACTTTGGAAACAGGATCATATACATTTACTGCTGAAGTTCCTGAGACTGCATTTCAACCACATATGCACCAGTCAGAAACGTTGAGATCAAGGATGAAAGCTTCTAATGGTAGTTATTTTAGTGCTAGACAAAGAAACTCAGTAAGAGCAAATACCACTCTCAATGTCTGTCGTTGGTGGGAAAATACCAGACAAGATTTGTGTTATTGGAAATTTACAAGTCATAATGATGTTGGTGGACCGCAACCAAACGGTTGGGGTCAACAAGTTACTATTGATGGTCGTACTCAAGTTACCCAATGGGGAGCATGTTTCACTGGTTGTAATAATTTTAGTAGTCAAGGATATTGTTTGTGGCCTGATGAAGTAACATGTCCTAATATGGTGAATGAGAACACTGCAACTGGAGGAGCATCAGATCCTGGTGCTGGAGCATGGAATATTCGTCTGGATATTACTGGTGATCCTAATGATTGTAATCGTAGTGACAATTTTGAAGGAGTTGTGACTTATTTTGGTACTGGTGCTCGTGGAAGTGGTCAAAGTTTGACTGGAAATGGTGGTATTGGATATGATCCTACTTGGACTATGGATTGTGATTGCTTTACTATACTTGGGGTATGTGTTGGTGGTTATGATGGTCATGTCCAAAAAAACAATACTGAAGGATCAAAGATATTAGAGACAGATCTTCAAGGTAATATAAATCTTCCTGTAGGTCGTGGTGTTGATCCTTCATATCCAAGTGGTCGTCCTGCGGTTGCTAATTTATCAACGGCAACAGGAAGACAAGGTAATACAGCTGAGCATAGACACAGATTAGATTTAAATCCTGACGATGATCCACATACATATAAGATGATAACTAGAGCTGCTACTGCTAGAGCTGATAGTGGATTAGTTTCTAAGGTTAGTTTTACAACAAACACATCTCCTAAAGCAGATAAATATATACAACCATACATTATAACTGAGTACCTGATTAAGATCTAATGGCAACATATAGAAATACGTACGAGAATTTTTATACTGATAAGCAGGGTTCATATGTCGCCATAGGAGCTATTGTTCCTGTACTTGCTAATCAGTGGACTACAGATAAAACTGAGACAGGTTACACTGCCCCACCAAATCAATCAATTCAAGATCCCCACTATTGTCAGAAGGGATTTTTATATTGTGATGGAGGAGAGTATGACATAACTTCGTATCCAAATTTATATGATAAAATCCAGAATAATTATAATGATTCAACAGATATTAATAGTCTGACTAATCCTATTAATAATAATTCTATAGTATTCACTCAATCTACTACTCCTGGTTCAATTTATAGGACATTTGTTGATGATGGTAATTTGTATGCAGAACTATATCAAAAAGTAGATAGTATTGGTGGTAATGTATTTAAAACACGTGTTGTACCTAATGGAGCAGCAGTAACATTTGTTGGTGGTTTAGGTGATTTTCCTAGTGGTGGGCAATTTACAGCAGATACTCCAGTAGTTTTAGAATATGCTTCATTATACCAAGATAAAAAGACTGCTGGTAAAGACACGACAGTACATAGATTTCTCATTGGTACTGCTACTAGTACTGTAGACCTTACTTGGAATATTTCATCTAGTAGTTTAATTCAAACTCAAGATCCTTATCCAATTCTTCCTATTAAGAATTATGGTATTGTTCCTGAGTATGATCCAGCTTCTTTACAACCTGATCCTAATACTGGGGCAACAAATCCAAATCCTACAGGATATAATCAGTTTAGTGATGCTGAGAATTGGAGTCCTGCATTATCATGGGGTAATCTAACTGGACTTCCTGATGGTGTTAGTGTAGATACATGGGAAGTGTATTTACAAAATATGACACGTACCAATAGAATACATTGGCATGTGAAAAATATTCCTGCTTCTACTACATCATTTGGTGTTAATGCTACATTACCAACTGGTGCAACTATTCTAAAGAATACTGTAGATAGAAATGCAGTGCCACGACCATTTCCAGTAGGTAGTCAACCTGATTGGGTTAGAAGTAATGGATATAGTGGACCTCAACCAGATAATAATACTAACAATCTTTATAGATTTAATGTTATAGCTCATTTAACTAATGGTCAGCAATTGATTGAATCATTGGATTTTACTGCTGGTTCTTCTGGAGTAGTATTAGCACCAACATATAATAATGGTCCAAGAACTTGGAGTAACTATCTTACATCACCTGGTACAATACAGCAAGGAGCAGGTGGATTTGATGAGGATGAATTAACAGGAAGAGCAATTGGAACAGGTGGATTAACATGGACACCAGATACTACTGTTGAATATAATCATAAAGTAGAAATATATGATCCATCTGGTACTGGTAATACTAGGTCAAGAATTTGGCCTACATCTAGTACTCAATTACCTTGGGTAAATCATGGTGCAGGTTGGACAGTTATAGATGAAAAGACTGCTAATAATGATGGATCAGTACCTCAAGGATCAATTCATAAGATAGAATTTGAGAATTATTCTAATGCTGCTGGAGATGCAGGATTCTCTTCTATAAGAATTGATGGATCTTTTAAAATGATTGATGGTGAAGATGAACCATTACAAGATTCCCCTCATTTTGTTGATAGTTTAATATCACAAGGAAGTAGTGGAGGTTTTAATACTACACAGTGGAATATTGATTGGACTACTCTTCCATCATATACTAATACTGCTGGTACAATTTCAGGACATCCAAAAGTTAGAATAAGAAAGACATATAATAGTGCAGATTATCCACAATTATTAGGCAAGTTTAAAGTACCAGATTATAGAGATAGAAAACTAATTGGTATGGGTGAAGGTGTCTCTGGATCTGGATCACCTTTAGTTGGAGCAAGGTCTTCAGCTGAAATGGCAGGTATTGGAGGTGAGTGGGTAATATCAAAAGATGTTATTGATGATGCACAGGAATTTTTTGATATTAGTGATGTTTCTACTAGTGGATATTCTGGTGTTCAGACATTAATTACATCATATTTGACTGGTGAGAAGAAATTTAAAATTGGTCCTATGGAAGAATATATCTTCAATAGACCAGCAGAACATGAACATCTTCTATTACACAGTCAAACAGACGAACAGTACGAAGAGAATACAGGTGGTGTAGATAGATTTACCACAACTTATACTGATATAAAAGGTCGTATCAATGACTTTGAACCAGATACATCTGACGGCACTGCTCTTGGTCACTCTCATGCGTTGATGGATACTAGACCAGTTAGTTCTGCCATGACAACTTATGGTAATAGTGTTGGTATTGGTGATAAAGTAGAAGACTATTCTGGTGGATCATTAAAAGATAATTTTGGTAACAGTAGTTTACCTGTTTATAGTGATCAGGATGATGCAACTAAAGCACCATTGGATGAGTATTATCCAATGATCAATGCATTTGATGGAGTATCAGGTGGTTTCTATGAGTTAACTACCACTGATACTAAGTGGAGTAAGTTAACATTTTATACTCCTATTGCTAATGTTGTTAAGATTGTAGTTGGATATGATGGAGAAGGTGATGTTGGGTATAATGGAGGTAATTTAATAACTGGTACAACAGCAACTGGATCTAGACAAACTGTAACTGTTAAACCTGATGGTAGTGCTGTTACATTAACTGATTTGTATTTTGTAACAAGTGGTAATCCTCTTAGTGGTACTGGTGATGGATATTGTCGTCTTTATGATCTCAAACTTACATTATTTGGTGGATCTGAGATAGAAGTTAAACAAACTGGTACTGGTTGTTACAAGTATAAAATTACAGAACCACCATTCATAGCAATTGATACTATTACAAGTGATGGTACTGAAGTTAGTGTAGTTACTGTTGATGATCATGGATTAGCAGTTGGTGATTGGGTAAGTATTAAAGGATCAGGTACAACTGGCGAACCAGCAAAATACAATGGAGATCATCAAGTATTATCTGAGGGTTGGACTGTTAATTCATTTAAGTATGTTCCTGCTGGTGGAGCTCCTGCTAATAATACTGCTGCTGGTGGTGATGTTACTCTTAAGAAAGCAGCAGGATATTATGAAGAACAAACTACTACACCTGACCCTAATGTTTGGTCTATTGACAACTTACCAACTGTGATAGGTGGTAAACCAATATATTCTACTAGTCCTGACCAGTATGGTGATGCATTATGGGAAGAAAAAGGAAGTAATAGTTTTTCAAAGAATATTACAGCATCTGATAATGTAGCATTGTATGCTTATCAGATGGTTGCACCAGGCGGTGGAGGTGCTTCATCTGATACTGATGGTGGTGATGGTGGAAATGTTACTGCTACGTTCTCATTACCTGTTGGTGGAAATAGTGTTGATTATACAATTACACTTCAAGGTGGTAGAGGAGGGACAAAAGGAGAATCGGGTGGATCAGGTGGTGCTGCTGGAGTTGTTACTATTACTGCTAGTGATGGAAATCCCTCTGCATTATTAAATGATGATCGTGTAACCTTTAATACAAATTCTTCAGGTTTTGCAGGTACTACAGGTGGTGTTGCTAATGAACAAACATCTGCTGGTGGAGCAGGATGGTTTGCACCACTTGGTGATCTATCTGGTGGTGCTGGAGGACTTGGATCTTATACAACAACTCCTGGTTCAGACAATTTTTGGTATCCTGATGCAGGTGGAGCACCATTAACTACTAATGGAAGTTATAGTGCAACTACAGATTCTAGAATACCTACAGGATCAGCTATTACATATATTGAAATTGAAATGACTGGTGGTTCTGGTGGTCATGGAGCAAAGAATTTAAAAGGTAATTGTCCTACAGTTTTGAATGGCGGTACACCAGGAGTTAATAGAATTACTACTGGTGTTGGATCTGGACAAGATGGTTATGGTGGTGACCGTGGTAAAGGTAGAAAGATGTTTGCTAAGACTGGTGCATCTGATAGTGATTATCCAGCACCACAGTTTATTACTGATTTTACATGGACTTTAGGAAAGAAAGGTGCTGATGGTCAGAATGTTAATGATGGCACAAATGGTGAATCAGGAACAAGTGGTGGTACAGGTGTAACTGCTGGTGGTGGCGGTGGATCAGGTGCATGGGGTAACGGTTCTTCTGGTGCTGGTGGTGGTGGATCCTCAGGATTACAAACTCAATCTGGAACATGGATTATGGGAGCTGGTGGCGGTGGAGGTGCTGGTGCTGCTGGTGGTGGTAATAATGGTGGTAGTATTATTGATGCTTGTTGGAATGGTGGTGATGGTTTACCAAATCCTAACTCAGTCTTTATACAAGCTGCTATTGCACCAGGTGCGTTTAGTACAAATCAAAATGGTGGTTCCTCAGGTTGTACCGCAGGTGGCGGTGGAGGAGGAGGCGGTGGCTTCGGATTAGGTTCTACTGGTGATGGTGGAACAGGAGGAAATGCAGGTGCAGGTCACGTAAATACTGGATCTGGTGATGGTGGAACAGCAGGAAGAAGTGCTGCTTCTTTAACATATTTAAATCAAGGTAGTATACCATCAAATGATGCTGAAGGTGGAGATGGTGATGGATGGATAAGGTTTAAAGTTTTTTACGAAGGAAGTCAAGTCAATAATAGTGGTGGTGGCGGTGGATCAGGTGCAAGAATAGATTTTACTGTTATAGGTGATGATATTCAAAGTTCAGTTACTGTTGGTGTTGGATCAAGAGGTGCTGCTGGTGCTGGTGCTGCACCAACTGCTGCTGGTGATGGTGTGGATGGTTATGTTTATGTTGCTGCATTTCCAATAATAGAAGGAGGAAGACAAATACTTGGTTATACATCACCAGCAGGTCGTGTATATGATGTTCCTGGATTTGGCACTGCAAATGAAGATTGGTCAGATGCAGATACTGGATCAACAGCAATGAAAGCTGATGTATGGCATAGTGCAAGTGAAGGTATTAAAATGATTACTCCTGCTACAGGTACATTTACTGCATTACCAAATCATTCAACTGTACCGACTAATCACCCAACAAATAATTACTTTAGATTCTATGGTGATGGTGATAGATTCTTAAGAATAGGACCATTAGATTTATCTTCTGCTAATAAGATGGTATTTAATCTTATTAAAGGTACTGGTAGTAATGGTGGACAACCACCAGAAGAACCATTAGAGTTGAAGTTTAATACTTCTGCTGATAGTGACACTTATCAAGATATTCAACAGATAGCAACACCCTCAGATGGTGTAAATGGTGCTTGGTTTACTAGTGAAGTTACTCTTGATGAGAATAATCCTGCAAGAAGAAATGGGGTATATCTTCTAGTTAAACAATCAAGACCATCTAATGCTGGTGATAATCCTACTGCTGCTGAAGATAATTGGGGATTTGGTCAATTTGGTATAGAATATGGTGAAGTCACTGCTAATGTATTCATACCATCCATAGATGCGTACTTACCTGGAAATGAAGGTGCATGTGGTCCTGACACAGGTGTTAATTTGATAAAGAAAACTGTAAGTGCAAAAGAATCTAATATTAGATTCACTGATGGTACATTTGCATTGTCATCTTCAACACCAATATCAGTTTCTGTATCGGCACGACCACAAGAGAACATGGCATTGATTACTAGATACCATCGTGCTAAATATTTAATAAAAGCATTTTAAAATGAGCATAGCAACTAAAAATACAGACATTTATTTAAATGCGATTGAACGAAGTATCCAGTATCAGGGTATTCGTAAAGATATTACTGATACTTATTGGGAGAGTGACGTTAGTCCACTCTTATATCCATTATGGGATAGTGCAAAGGATAAATTAGAAGTCTTTTTAGTTAGAAAAGATGGTACGTATTCTATACACAGAAATAAGTATAAGAAGAATTTTTCTGACAATACTGGTAAATGGATATCATATGAATTTGATCCTGCTGGTACTAGTGAATATAATGTTGAACAACTTGCTACTCAAATAAAAGAAAAGTTTATTGAGTTTAAAGATGTAGAAGAGAATAGGTATGAGAAAGCAATACAAACTGAGTATGCTCGTACCAATGCAGTAACTTGGAACAAAATCAAACTTGTAAGAAAGTTCATGCTTCAAGATAGTGATCATATTTTCTTGGAGGATTCTCCTGTATCTGCTGCTGATAAAGAACTATGGAAAAAGTATAGAGGATATATCAGAGACATTCCTACAATACAAAATGCTGCAACACCATTTGATATAGTATTTCCAATTACTCCTGATGAGTATAATAAGAGAAAGACATTGGATGTTGATCAGATAATTACAGACAATGTTGGTGATCAAGGTACTAATGCTGAGTATCTTACCAGTTCATACCATTTTTGGAAAGTCACTGAGAATACATTACAAGGATTGGGTCAAAGAATGACATTCTATATGATGGCAAGAACATCATGTGTTGAAGATGTTACTGGTACTGAAAATCTTGCTGCTACAAATAGTTCAATGCGTATTATGGTCAGTCCATTTCGTACTAAACTATCATCTGATGGACCTGTTGAAAACTTCCAAGATGCAACAGCGATGGCAAAACAATGGAAAGCTGATGATGAAAAGGTAAATAGAGATTATATTGAATCATTATTAGATGCTATTGAAAACGGAGAACTATAATGTTAGTATCACTAGGAGCACAGCGACTGTATGAGATTGTCAAACAGTATGCTGCAACAACAAATAAATATGTACTTGTCATTAATAATGTCAAATGGTTTACTCTTGATACTACTAAGCAAGCAACAGTAAAGACATTTTACGAGGATAGCATACCAACCGATGAGATTGGTGAGGTATTCGCTGAACACTATACATTCTATGACTTTGATAGTCAGTCAGTAGCAGTTGATACAGCAAACGATTGGTTCCCACTATCAAATCAGACTGTTGATGCTGATCATTTTATTGAATGTTATGTTATCACTCCTGCTGGATCTATACCATACACTAACCTAATACCAGATAAACCAGCATAATACTGTGCCACTTTAACAAACTGTCACAAGCACCCACACAGGGTGCTTTTTTATGCTATGATATATTTGTTGAGGGATCACTGGGTTCCTGACTAGTCTGACTTAGAAGCAGACACATGATGTCAAGGTAATAACAAGATAATCCTAGTCC